CAAGTTCTTCCTGCTGGACGAGGAGGGCAACCCCCGCGCTCCGAAGCAGCCTGCTAGGGGGTACGCATGAGCATCGCACAAGCACTCCGCGCCTCGCTGCGCTCCAAGACCGTCTGGCTGGGCATCGTCACCGCCGTGCTGTCGGTGCTGCAAGGCTTCGTGTTCAAGCTGCCCCTGTCGCCTGCCGAGCAGGCCATGGTCGGCTCAGGGATCGCGGTCGCCATCGTGGTGCTGCGGGCGATCACCACCCAGCCGCTGTCGGAGAAGTGATGGCGAAGTCTCCAGCCTGGCAGCGCAAGGAGGGCAAGAGCCCCACGGGCGGCCTCAATGAGAAAGGCCGCGCCTCCGCACGCGCCGAAGGCATGAACCTCAAGGCCCCGGTCAAGTCAGGCGACAACCCCCGCCGAGCAAGTTTCCTCGCACGTATGGGCAACATGCCGGGGCCTGAGCGCAAGGATGGCGAGCCCACGCGGCTGCTGCTGTCGCTGCAAGCCTGGGGCGCGTCCAGCAAGGCAGACGCCAAGGCGAAGGCCAAGGCCATCTCGGCGCGGAACAAAGGAAAGAAGTAGTCATGGCCAACGTCAAAATCTCCGCTCTGCCGGCCGCTACCGCAGCAACCGGCACCGATGTGGTGCCGCTGGTGCAGGGCAGCACGACGAAGAAATTGTCCATGTCCGCGCTGCTGGCAAGTCCGACGTTGTTCGGCTCTGGGGTCGCTGCTTGGTTTGCGAACCCGACGAGCGCGAACTTGGCCGCAGCCGTCACCGACGAGACGGGCAGCGGGGCGCTGGTGTTTGCCGTCAGCCCGAGCTTTACCACTCCCAGCCTGGGAGTGGCTACGGCGCTGACGATCAACCGCATCACGTTCACGCAGCCTGCTGCCGGGGCCACGCTGACGATTGCCGATGGCAAGACGCTGACGGCCAGCAACTCGATTACGCTGGCAGGCACTGACGCCACCACGATGACGTTCCCGTCCACAAGCGCCACGATGGCCCGTACGGACGCGGCGCAGACGTTCGCCGGCACGCAGACCTTCAGCGGATCGGTGGTTCCGGCCGCAACGCTTGCCGACTCGGTGGGCTACGTCGGCATACCGGTGAACTCGCAGTCGGCCGCTTACGGCCTGCTGGCCACCGATGCCGGCAAGAGCATCGTCCACCCGATCTCGGACAACAACGCCAGAACGTTCACCATCCCGGACAACGGCACCGTGCCATTCCCGGTGGGTACGGCGATCACGTTCATCAACATGATCAACACGGTGACGATTGCAATCACTACCGACACGATGTACCTCGCTGGAGCAGGCACGACGGGCTCGCGCACGCTTGCCGCATACGGCATGGCCACGGCGGTTAAGGTCACCAGCACGAGCTGGATTATCAGCGGGAACGGGCTGACATGAGCGGTGCCGTTCAGGGGCTGATCGGGTCGCTGCGAGCGGCGCTTTCGTCGGTTGAGTACCTCGTCGTTGCTGGTGGAGGCGGCGGCGCAAATGGCGGCGGCGGCGCAGGTGGGTTGCGCACAGGGTCACTTTCTGTTTCGGTTGGTGTTGGGTACACCGTTACCGTTGGCGCAGGAGGCGCAGCAGGAAATACTCAAACCAATGGTTCAAGTGGCTTAGATTCCGTATTTGGCACCATCACTTCAGCCGGTGGAGGATTTGGTAATGGCTACCTCGTTGCGGGATCGACCGCAGGCTCTGGGGGTTCCGGTGGTGGCGGTCATGGAAGGTCAGGTGGCACCCCTGGAAATGGCGGCTCGGGGAACACGCCAGTTACCTCCCCATCGCAAGGAAACAACGGCGGCAACGGCGCAGCAGGCAACGGCCAAGCGGGTGGGGGAGGCGGCGCAGGCGCAATAGGCGCAAATGCAAGCGCATCGCCAAATGGAAACGGCGGTAATGGTGGCGCAGGTACGGCGTCGTCAATTACCGGCAGCAGCGTCACTTATGCTGGAGGTGGTGGTGGTGCTTTATATGACGGGACTGGAGTCGCTGGATCAGGTGGTGCGGGCGGCGGCGGTGCGGGCGGCAAAGCTGTAGCAGGAACTACCGGAGCTGCAAACACAGGCGGCGGTGGCGGCGGTGGCGGGTACTCAGGTTCGGCTGATACAGCAGGTGGAGACGGCGGCTCTGGCGTAGTCATACTCGCCTATCCGTCATCCTTCCCGGCCATCGCCACCATCCCAGGCAGCCTGACCTACACCATCTCGACCGTCAGCCGGCCCGGATACCGGGTCTACACGTTCACTGCCGGCACCGGCTCGATTACGATCTGACATGGCTTCCATACCGATAGTTGCCGGCATCTACTCGGACGCAGGCCCGGACATCCGGACGGCGTTCCCGGTCAACATGATGCCCGTTCCAAAGGGCTCAGGGGTATCACAGGAGTACCTGCGCCCGCACGATGGTGTGGTGCAGTTCGGTGTGCTTGCGGACTCTGCCGACCGTGGCGGCATCAACTGGCGTGGCGTGTGCTACCGGGTGATGGGCACGAAGCTGGTCAGCGTGTCGGCTGCAGGGACTGTCACGGTGCTGGGTGATGTGGGCGGGCCAGCGAGCGAGTACGTCACCTTCGACTACTCCTTCGACCGGCTGGCCATCGCCAGCGGCGGGAGCCTGTACTACTGGGACGGCGCGGCGCTGACGCAAGTCACCGACCCCGACCTCGGCACGGTGCTTGATGTCGTGTGGGTCGATGGGTACTTCATGACCACGGACGGCGAGTTTCTGGTGGTCACCGAACTCAGCAACCCGCTGGCCGTCAACCCGCTCAAGTACGGATCGTCTGAGGTTGATCCTGACCCAGTGGTCGCACTGCTCAAGCTGCGCAACGAGATATACGCGATCAACCGCAACACCATTGAGGTGTTCGACAACGTGGGTGGAAACCTCTTCCCATTCCAGCGGATCGACGGCGCGCAAATCATGCGCGGCGCGGTGGGCACGCATGCCGTGTGCGTCTTTGGCGACGAGGGCATCGCGTTCCTCGGAGGCGGCCGGAACGAGCCTCCGAGCATCTACCTCGGCGGCAACGCCTCTAGCGCATCGCTGGCCACGCAGGATGTCGATCTGCTGCTGCAGACCTACGCCGAAGCGCAACTCGCCACGGTCAAGCTGGAGGCCCGCATCGACCGGGCGCACAAGCTGCTTTACGTCCATCTGCCCGACCGCACGCTGGTGTACGACCACGCGGCGAGCCAGGCGCTGCAGATGCGCATCTGGTTCACGCTCACGGGCGGCGTTGTCGACTTCGAGCAGTACACGGCGCGCAATCTGGTCTGGGCCTACGACAAGTGGCTCGTGGGATCGCCTGCGCTCCAGCCCCAGACTGGCCTGCTGCTGACCGAAGGCGGCGATGCTCTGGAAACCGAGACGGCTGGTGATCTGCTGGACGCAGACGAGGGGGCATACGGAGTGGTCGGCTACCTCGACCGCAAGATCAGCAGCCAGTGGGGCGAGAAAGCCCGCTGGGAGTTCTCCACGCCCATCGTCTACAACGAGTCCAAGGGCGCGATCTTCCACGAACTCGAACTCGTGGCGCTGCCGGGGCGCGTGACGGTCGGATCGAACCCGACCATCTCGACCTCGTACTCCACCGATGGCCTGTCGTGGAGTCAGGATCGGTTCATCGGGGCCGGTAAGACGGGCGACACCCGCAAGCGTCTCGTGTGGTTCCAGCAGGGGAACATGGAGTCGATCCGCATGCAGCGCTTCCGGGGCGACTCGGACGCGCACATCTCGTTCCTGCGGCTGGAGGCGCGGCTTGAGCCGCTGAACGTCTGATGGCCACGCAGACGCCACCGCTGCGCCTGACGCGGGATCAACTCGCGTCGTTTCTGCAGGATCACCAGCAGATCCGCGCCTTCGAGAACCTGTTCTCCATCGTGGAGGACATTGCGCCCGACGTTGTGCAGCAGGTGCTGCTCGCGGCCGGCAGCGCGCAGGCAGCGGCCACGGACGCGCAGGGACAGGTGCAGAGCGCCGAGCAGGCGCTGGGCACGATGCTCGCCGTGTGCGAGGCCAAGGCTACGCTGGCGCTGCAGCAGGTGCTCGCGCTCAAGCACATCGCGGACTTCGTGGAGACTGCGCCGCCCCCGCGCGAGTTCAAGCGCTCTCGGTATGGCTCGTTCTACGACACCACGACGCAGACGGCGACCGTGATCAACACGGCCACCGCGATCACGTTCAACACGACCGATCTGTCCCGTGGCGTCACCATCGGCAGCCCGACCTCGCGGGTCTATGTGGACACCGAGGGCATCTACAACTTCCAGACCAGCATCCAGCTCGACTCGACGGTCGCCACGGATCAGGAGTTCTACCTCTGGTTCAGGAAGAACGGCGTGGATGTCACGAACTCCGCGAGCCAGGTGCGCGTCAAGGGCAACAATGCCGAGGTGTTCCTGGCCCTGAACTATTTCTTCGACCTCAAGGCCGGGGATTACGTCGAACTCATGTTCAGCGTCACCAACCTCGGCGTGCAGCTGCTGGCCTCTGGCCCCGTGGCCCCTCACCCGGGCATCCCGTCCATCATCCTCACAGTCGCAAACAACATCGGGGGCGTCGAATCATGACCGTAACCGTTACCGTGCTCGTGCCTCCCAAGCAGATGGAGGCATCGCAGACCACGCAGTACACCGCCACGAACGTGCGGGCCATCATCGACAAGGCCACCGTGACGAACACGGACACCGTGTCGCGCACGTTCTCGGTGAACATCGTCACGAGCGGCGGGTCTGCCGGGAATGCCAACTTGGTGATCGACACGCGCACCGTGCAGCCCGACGAGACGTACCTGTGCCCCGAACTGGTGGGCCAGGTGCTCGCGCCGGGTGGGTTCATCTCGACCATCGCCAGCAATGCGACCTCGCTCACGCTGCGGGTGTCTGGACGCGAGATCACGTAAGGGTTATGATGGCATCCGCTGAGTCCATCGGCCGCCAGCAGCCACCGGGAGGTGCCATGCTGCGTGAGAATTTCGAGCAAGTGTTCCGGCTCCCGCCCCCGGCGGTGGAGTGGCTGCTCGCGCTGTACGACTGCATCCAGGTGCTTGACGACGTTGCCGATGGCGACAAAGTGGAGCGCGACAGCCTCGACGCGGCGATCTGGAATCTGCTGTTCGCGCTGCCGGCGTCGCCGTTTTTCCAGCAGCACAGCGCCGTCCTGCTGCCGCTGCTCTCGCAGGCGATCCTCAAGTGGCAGGCGTCTGACGCAGCCGAGCGTGCCGGGAATCCGAGCGCGATGGCCTTCGCTTGGCGTGCCGGGTACTACGACATCGTGCTCTCGGTGGTCTGCATCTGCCACGGGGCAGCGGCGGCGGTGAAGGCCGCGCCGTTCGTCATGGGGCTGTACGGCGAGAAGTTCGACGCCTATCTCAACGAATTCGATGGAGGGCGCGATGCCTGATCCAGTCACCGGGCTCGTCGTCGGCGGGTCATCGCTCGCCAGCAGTGCCCTGCAATCCCGCGCTGCGGGCAAGGCCGCAGGCCAGCAGGCTGACGCCGCACAGGCCGGCATCGAGGAGCAGCGCCGTCAGTTCGAGGAGATGCAGAAGCTCCTCGCGCCTTACGTCCAGGCCGGCCAGCCCGCGCTACAGGCGCAGCAGGCAATGCTCGGGCTGCAAGGCGCAGAGGCGCAGCAGCAGGCCATCGCAGGCGTCGAGCAGAGCCCGCTCCTGCAGGCGCTGATGCGTCAGGGCGAGGAGGCGATGCTGCAGCAGGCGTCGGCTACGGGTGGCCTGCGAGGCGGGAACATGCAGGCCGCGCTGGCCCAGTTCCGCCCGCAGATGCTGCAGGAGGCCCTCGACCAGCAGTATGCGCGCCTCGGCGGGCTCACGGCGCTCGGGCAGCAGTCCGCTGCGGGTGTGGGCGGGGCGGGCATGCAGACGGGCCGTGATGTCGCCGGTCTCCTACAGCAGCAGGGCGCGGCTCGCGCAGGCGGGGCGCTCGGCCGGGCGGCACCGTTTGCCAACCTGCTCCAGATGCCCGCTCAGATGTACGGCATGGGCATGGGCATGGGTCGGATTCCGTTCCCGTCGTTTGGGGGTGCTCCGATGCCAGCACCGGGCAGCGGTGGCAGCGGTGGGGGAGCGATGTAATGGCACTCGGCCCGATCAACTACCAGATGCAGGTCGCCACGCCGTTTGAGAGCGTGTTGCAGGGGATGTCTGCAGGCGCGAAGATGGCTGACATCGAGATGGCTCGACAGCAGCAGGCTGTGCAGATGGAGGCCATGCGGCAAAAGGCTGCGCTGGAGCAGCAGGCTGCACAACGTGCGGCGGCCAACGAGGCTGAACTGCAGCAGCTTCAGGCGGTGCCGTTCGAGCAGATGTCGCGCCAGCAGCAACTGCGGCTGATGCAACTGAGCAACAGCGAGGCTAGCCGCGCGTTCATCGGGCGCCAACTTGAACAGATACCCGCGACTGTCATTGAGAACCGGTTGCGCAGGTTTGGCAGCGTGGTGAACGCGCTTGCTCTGAACCCTGAAGTTGGGGTCAAGTTGCTGCGAGAGTCGGCTGAGGCAGAGCAAAGCCCCGCTGAGAAAAAAGCGCTTGAGGACGCGGCGCGCATGGCCGAACTTGACCCGATAGCCGCTGCTCGCATGGTCCACGGCATGATGGACTTCGTGGCCGCAACCGGCAACGAACGAGCCAGCAAGATCGCCGACGCGGTGGTCAACAACCTCAAGCGTGCGAATAAGCCGCTGTACCCGGAAGCCCCCGGCAAGCCGCTGCTTGTGCCGCCCAACTACAGAGTGCTGCAGGACGGTCAGGTGGTGTTTGAGGCGCCTCCTGCACCGGTAGCGCCGCGCGAGCCGACAGCATCTAGGGACGCGGCGCCTCCGCGTGAGCCTGCGCCGACAATCACGCAGATTCAAGACCCCGACAACCCAGAGCGCGTACTCACTGTCAACGCACGGACGTATCAAGGCGGCGGCGTCGGATCGCCAGGCGTCATTGGCGTGTCGGGCAGACAAGGTGGGGCTGCGCGGGCCGAAATGCCCAATGTCTCCGAACAGCAAGCATCGACTGCTACGCGGCGGCTGCTCCAGCGCGCAAAAGAGATCAACGCGGCGGTACAACGCACACCTAAGTCAGAAGCTCCGACTGCTGTCGAAGCGGGCATGGAAAACACCCCGTTGCTGTCTAGAGCCACCAACCTTGTGCGAAGCACAGACAGGCAAATCGTAGCTTCGGCGCAAGATGATGTACTGGACGCGCTGTTGTATCTGGCCACCGGAGCTGCGTACAACAAAGAGCAGTTGCAGCAGCAAAAGAGCGCGTACCTTCCTGTCTGGTCGGATGATCCCGCCACTCGTGCAGCCAAGAGGCAGCGACTGGCACAAGCGATTGAAGGTGCCAGGGTGCGTGCGGGGCGAGCGTGGACGCCCGAGTTGGAAGAAGAGCTGAACAAACTGTTGGCATCTCCGACGATGCAGTCAGGTGCAGGCGCTGCTCCAGCCGGAACAGGCCAATGGCGCCTGTTGCCGACCACGCCGAGGTAACCGCATGGCTACCCAAATCTATCGCGTCCAAGACCCGAATGGCGTGGTCCGCGAGATCGAAGGCCCCGCTGGTGCCAGCGAAAAGGATGTAATCCGTGAAGCGCAGCGGCTTTTCGCTGCTGCGCCGCCTGATCCTGGCCGGCAGATGTTCGAGCAGCGTCGGCAACAAGTGGGCAATATTGTCGGCGGCGCGGTTCGTGGCGCCGGGTCTATCGGCTCAGTGCTGACTGAGGCCGCGCGCACCGCGGCGCCAGCGGCCATCGGCGGTGAGCCTACCGAGACGTTCCTGCCGCGCGTGCAGCAACGCATGAGCGACATCACGGCGGCATTGATTGACATCGGCGTTGACCCCGAATCGGCCGCGTTTCAAGTGTCCAAACTCGCCACCGAAATCGGCGGCACGCTTGGTGTAGGACCGGTGCTTGGTGGACTGGCGCGTACCGCTGGCGCGGCGCGGGTCGGCGGCGCGCTGGAGGCTGGCGGCATGGGCTCTGCCGGCGCGGCGGGTCTGACTGGTTTTCCCGCCATCGGTACACGCATGGCAGCAGGCGGCGCCGCAGGCGCGGCGACCACGGCACTTGTCGAACCTGGCGAGATCGGCACTGGCACGGCCCTTGGCGCATTCCTACCCGCGGTGCCGGCAGTTTACGGTTTTGGTCGCAGCGTCGTCCAGCCACTTATTCAACCTCGACAGGTTGCGGAAAACCGTCTTGTTGCGGCGCTTGGTGGCCAAGAAGAAGAGGCGATCAGCGCGCTGCGTGGGACGCGCGATATGCCGACCGCAGCAGGGTATCAGCCTACGCTGAGTGAGCGGCTTGTCGAGGGTGGTATTACATCGCCCACCATCGCCGCGATGGAGCGTCGCGTATCGCGCGTTTCGGACACGCAGAACCGCATGGTGTACGAGGCTCAACAAGAGCGCATCGGCGCGCTGAAGGGGCAACTGGAGCGCATCAACTCCAACCTGCAGCGCCAGGCAGGCGTGATGAACCCG